GCCAAAAGCCGGGCCACAACGGTTTGCCGCTAGGAAGGATCGCTGGCAGTTCGATGATCTCCCATTCGTCGGCACCACCCCTTTGGATGGAAGCCTTGAGAATCTGACCCGTCAGATCCTTTTTCGACCAACGGGTCATCACCAAACAAATCGCGCCACCCGGTTGTAGACGCTGGCGTGGACCGGACGTGTACCACTCATACGTTTTGTTGTAGACATCGGGATCGTTCAATGCCGCTTCCTGCTCTGAGTGCGGGTCATCGACTATCAGGATGTCCGCGCCCTTACCCGTAACGGCACCACCAACTCCGATAGCGAAATAGTCGCCACCTTTGTTCGTGTTCCAACGTCCCGCAGCTTTCGAGTCCACACTCAGTGCAACATTGGGAAACATCGTTGAATATTCGGGAGAGCCCACGAGGTTACGAACCTTGCGGCCAAAGCCAACGGCTAATTCCGCAGTATGAGCCGTTTGGATAACCTTGCGATCAGGAAACTTGCCTAGATACCAAGCAGGGAACAAATGAGATGCGAATTCGGATTTGGTATGGCGTGGAGGCATGTTGATGATCAAACGCTTCAACTCGCCGCTCGCGATACGATTGAACGCATCTGCCATCACACGATGATGATTGCCCTCTATGAACGCGGGCCACGCTTCCCTCACGAATGCCAGGAAGTCTTTGTTTGCTTCTTGCCTGATACGAGCATCGGATAACTCGTCAAGCAACCCAAGGATCTCATGCTGCCTGTCGGGAGGCAATGAGCCGATCTGACTTTGTATCGTGGCAATATCCATTTTCAAAAATTATATAAAAATTCTGTACAAGAAAAGGGGAAGGCTTTATTTTAAGAAATTACCCCCCCCTATACTAGTACTAGTATATACCAGCTAGATTAATCCAGACCAGATATATACCAAAACAAAAAAACTTAGATTATACCAGCTAGATTAAACCAGCTAGATATAATCTAGAGCCGGAAAGATGAAGAAGATTTTGAAATTCTGTCATAGGATACGCAAAACCGTCTTTTCCCCCCGCGCCGGGGCGCGACGAAAAAAGGGGGGGTCGGGGGTACCCCATAAGTTTAGGTAAGCCTAAAAATAGGTTTAGGCGAGCCTTATCTGGCTCCCGAACAAATCCCGCAAGTCATGGTTGGACCCCTTAGCCATTTGTCAAGGGGTAGGCTGAAATCCGTACCGAACAAAACCCGAATGTTCTACACGCAACAATTCCGGTTTAGGGGTACAAAAGACCGATCACTTCTATTACCTTTACACTGTTGGTCTCGATATGGTCTTTCGCATCTTTCGCGAAAGATTGAAGTCAAGGACATTCGATGCGTCCAAAGTGGCGAATAGCGAATGACGCCAACAAGAACCAAGCTCACCATAGTGGATCGGGTCTCTTCTTATCTTTCAATAAAGATTCAAAGGGATTTGATTTATGGCTACAAAGACTAAAAAAGCCGCTTCAAAAGCGGTGAAGGCCCTTGAGGCAATCGGGGCACAAGTCAAGACCTTAGCAGTGCCACTGTTCAATGTGGTTACTACCAAAGGAAAAGCCGGAGCTAATCAGGCAACGTGGAACGCTCGCGTTCTAGACGTTGTCGTATGGGCGCTAGAGACAGGACACTCCTTAGCAGATGTCCACATTCACATGGGGCAGTTTCTAGCGTCGATGGTTAGAGACGTTGGGAGAGAAGCTGAATTAGGAGTGGAGGAGTTAAAGAACCTCCGCAAGCTGAGCGAAAATTCAATCTCTCAATTGTTCAAGCCACTGTGGGCTATCGCTCGCGTAGCTGAGGACCATTTAGAGAGTGTCCTCGCAGTAGCTACAGAAGAGGGTGCGACGTTCGCGAGTCTAGGTAGGTTCGCTAGACAACGTACGGACTCCTTGATGTTCGATGCTTCTAGGGGTTCGATCACTTGTCACCATAAGGTTGACGGTGTCGTACGTTCCTTCGCAGTGGCGCAAGCTTCCGAAAGTCGGAATTTGCACACTGAAGCGGTAGCGATGGCGGACGCAATCAAAGTGGATAACTCCGCTATGTGGTCCGCTGTCTATAGGCAATATCGCGAGGAGTTTCCTTGCGGGTTTCAGGACCGAAGGACACGAGCGGACGCTATGAAACAATCCGCTAGTATTGGTGAAGCGATTGAAGCGAAGTATTCGCAAGAAGAAATCGCCAAACTGATATCGTAAACTGAGGTCCGATCCACTTAGGTGAGCTAATACAATGAGGGACCGGGGCAACGCTGAGATAGCGGAAAACCACCCGGTCCCTTTTTTCTTTTCTTCTATTTTTTTTTCGCTGAAAAAATTACCAGTCAGTCAGTCAGTCAGTCAGTCAGTCAGTCACTACAGTAAGTCAGGGTCAAATCTGACTCTCTGTTTGTAGTCCGTGAGGGGCCGCCGTTCTTAATCTGCTAAAGCGGGCATCGGACCCGATGCGAACGGCTCAGGTGAAGTCATTTCACGGTACAGGTAGTCAGGGTCGAACCTGACTACCTGTTTTTAGTCAAGTATCTTTCACGAAAGATACGAGACAGTAGACAAGACAATGGTTTTCTGTGGGTGCTATCAGTCAAACAGTATCCCCAACTTCTCAGTCAACTCAGCTTCAATCTGACTGGGTGTGCGATTCTCGACGACTACTGTGGTTGAGGAGTCAAACAATCCCGCTCCTTTACCTAGCAATTCCAAGGCACGTACTCGCGTCGAAGCGTTGTTATCTAGGTCGAGTGCTTCTTCTTTGAGACGCTCAAGTATCCAAGCTTGGCGGGTATGTTCGTGTGCTTTGGTAGCTGTCGAGTTGTTTGCTTTCAGCAAGTCAACTTGAATTTTGATGTGTTCTTGCTTCATAAGTTTATGCCCTTCAATGCTGATAGCGTTGTTGGACATATTCTTAGCGTTGTAGGCCAGGCGATAGGAAGCGGTGTAGTTCTTCCCTTCAGCCACGAAGCCACAGAACGCCGATTGTTTAGGGGTTAGGGGCAATCCCTTAGCCTTAGAAGTATCCATAGAGGTATCCTATTCCTTCCAACGTGGAGGTGATAATGCGCCTCAACATAGTGCCGAAAAAGTTGGCACTAATCAATCCCACAGCTTACAGGAAAGCACAGTTCGCTTGTACTTCTGACGGTAAACGCTGTCAGAAACGTGCTGACAAGATCATCGTCAGGTTCACGGATGAGTTATGGGATAGGTTCGGTGTCCGCTTTGTAGCGGGCTATGACCGGGACTCACGCAAGAACAGTAGGGCTAAGCGTGAGGGTCAGTTCATAGGTGAGTATACCCGCCGGATATCGAAAGGCGGTTACCATCATGGCTACAGTGCGATCAGGGACGTTACCGATGCCATTGCATGGCGTAGGTACGGTATAGCTGGAACGAACAAGTGAGATCCATCCTTAGTGAGGAGAAACCCCCATGAAGAGAAGCAAAAAGAAAGTATCGGCCAAGCGCAAAGCCAAGATGGCTTCAAGCTACTTGGATTCGGAAGGCAAACGCGATCCTAGCAAAAAGTCTAAATACAGTGTGAAGCGTTTCCGAGCCAAGCAAGGCAAGTTCTCATCAAATTCACCGTTCTTTCAAGGCTAGACTCAGCACGGACAGCGTATCTACTGGAAGATGGTTCAGCATGGATAGTAGAGTAAGTCAGTATCTTTCACGAAAGAAAGGGAGGTTGCTGAATGTCATTTGTACCTAGTCGTGGTAATATGGATTTTGATGAGTGGTTCAAGGAGAAAGAAGCGTGGGATGCAGCGAATCGACAGCTACAGCCATACAAAAGATATATTGAAGATGCGTTGAAGCTACCGGGAGAAGACTGGCTGCATACGTTTGAGAATCTCACTCAAAAAGATCAGAGGGAGTTGATCGACCAAGCTAGAAAAGAGATGGCAATCTAAGGGAGAAGAATTAAATGTGGAGACTGAGATATCGGGACAGCATTCACCCCGAAGGTGTCTGGTCAGTGGAATGGTTTCGGACAGAAGCTGAGGCAGAGACATATGCCTTCGTTAATGACACTGACCCATATGAAGTGCGACATGTCGCGTGGCCCCCGAAGGGATACTACGACATTGTAGAAGGCGGTCCGGGTGACGAACTAACCAATGTTGTTGGTTTTATGAATCGTTGGGCTACTCACACCTTGCAGTAACAGGGAAAATTAAATGGCACACTCCAAGATCCAAGTACTGGAGAAGGATACACGATGGGGTTTCCCATGGGTGCGCTGTTGTGTTTGCTCGCATGAGTTCTATCACAATCCGATTGACGGGCCTCCCGAATGCAAGTGGTGTGAGGAGGGAGTGTTCAGTCAATATGGTGTTGTTCCACCTGAGAAGGAGGAGGAGTAGGCTATGCGTTGGAACCAGATGGACAGGAAGATCATGCTCATGTCGATGATGCAGATCCAGAGGGAGGCGGGCTCTACAATCTCTCGTATTCTAGATGTAGTCGTACCCGAAGAGCACATGGGTTACGCCAAGTTGGGACCAGAAGGTTGGGGGTGCGCCGAGTCTCCGGTAGGGCTCTGCGTCTACAACGGTATTGAGGATCGTGCAATGGATCAGTGCATCTTCTGCGGTTGGCCGGATGAGAGGAAGTAGATCAGTATCTTTCACGAAAGAAATAAGGGGGGATCATGGCACGAAATGAAGTAGCTGAAGATCTAATCGGGAAGCGCGTCCACAGCTTTGACTTCCCAGAGTCCACTCGTGATCTGGAAGGCGAACGTGCTTGCTATGTGACTGGCACCGTGACCGGAATCCTCAAGGCCGGTGACTTAGCTTCTGATGGCGAGACATCATTCGCAGATTGTGACCGCTATATCATCGTTGCTGATTCGCGAATCTTCGCAGGCAAACCGGAAGCCTTGGCCTGTGAAGGTCAAGAGTTCTTCCCGCCGCTCAACGGAACTATGACATCTATGGGCAATATTTGGAATTGCGTAGACGCAGTAGAGGGGGAAGTAAAACACTAACCGGAGGGATCGCCAATGAAACGATTGGTAAATGTTGAGGCAGTCACACTCTTCAGGCGTGACATGAAGATGCTCTGCCATGTCCCAGTACTGCACTTGCTTATGGTGCGGGATCGGAAGTTAGGAAGAGCATGGGCTCGCAAAGTTCTTGATAACTTCTGGAGAATATTTCCACCTGTCTTTTATGTGCGCCGGATAGTACGCCGGATGGTGCGGAATATACGAGAATATTTCCAGAGGAGGTGAGCAATATGTACTGGGCTTTAACAGAAGTTCTGCTGATAAGTATCATTGGTTTCCAATTTTTGATTCATGTAACGCTGTGGTGGTGGATGTACCAAGCGTTCTCGCGTGAGATTGGGGAACTGAAGGCCAAGATTGAACCCACGGAGTATGCCAATGATGAAGTATGATGAGTTCGGCCAACGCATGACCGACTGTTGTGGTGCGTTCGCCACGTTCGGGGATGACGTTACCATCCAGAACCTAGACTCAGTGAAGCTGACCTGTACATCATGCGGTCAGCATGTCAGCCAAGGTGAAGGTGATCAGACTGAGTTCTTGCCTGGAGTAACCCGTGAAGAGTGGATCGCTGACATGCTACTCTCCAAGCTGACCAACTAAGGAGATACTGACACATGAAGACAATTATCTTTTGGATCGTAGTCGGAGCTTTCATCGGATGGAATGTACCCCAACCAAGATATGCCAAGGCTATTCAGAAGTGGGTAGTGGGCAAGTTGAAGACACTTACTGGCAAGTTTCACAGATAGGTCAGTTTCTTTCACGAAAGAAGGGGGGAGTGATGTACGATCAAGATCTAGATTTTGTGTTGGTATGTGGCGTGCTTTTTTTCATATGCATGGTGCTATTCGGTATAACCGAATCCATTATGCGATCAGCCCACAAGCGCAGGAGGAGGTAACATGACACCATTACTCACATTCATCACCTTCGCACTCACGGGTAGCGTACTACTCCTGTTGGGTTGGACTCTGGGTTTTTCTTCTGGTCTCAAACGTGGATCTACGAGAGGAATATTCGGACAGCCTGCGCCTACACTGAAGTGTTCAAATAAGGATTTCGCGTCTTGGATGGAGGATGATGATGCGTAGAAATTGGGTAGTCGAACCCGGCTCAACTCCCGGCCACTTAAAGGTGGTTGGAACTTGTAGCGTTAGTGGAGAGGAACATTATATCGAAGTTCCTTCCGAAGGTTTCACTCGTTGGCAATCTGGTACGCTCATCCAAGTAG